GTAACCTACAAGTATTGATGTGTTATCAGCGGCGTATGCATCAACGTATACTCTCATCGCCGCGTTTAATGTACCAACAAATTTTGTGTTAGTTGGTGACTCAAACGTACCTTCAGTTGATCTTGCGAACGCTGAAGTTGTAGCAGATTGAAGAATAGTTAAAGCAGTTGGAGATACTACCGCGTAGTTTCCAGCGCCTCTTCTTGTTCTAGTTGCGATTTGGTTTGCAACTCTGTTGATTAATACTGCTAATGCCGCGTGTTCATCACCCACGAATGTTGCAGTACCTGACACAGCACTTTGGTCAAAAGATTCAGAAGCAGTTCCTGCTAATGTTCTTAATGATCCAATGATTTCTTGGTCGATTTCAGCAGTAATCTCTTGGGCTAATGCCGCCATGATTTCTGCTTCTACGTCGATACCTTGTTGTGCTTGTGCATCTTGAGCGGCTTCAAAAGTCCATCTTGCAGATAGTTTTCTTGATTTCGCTTCAACAGGTTGTTTCAAGATTTGGATAGATAATCTTTTACCAGCAGTACCTTCTAAAGATGCTGTTGTGCCTGCTTTAGGAGTTGTGTTGTTGGTGTTACCAGAGTATGCTTTCGCAATCTTGAATGGAGATAATGCTTCTTCACCAGCAGTTGTGTTACCACTTACTGTGTCAGCATATCTGATTCTTAATGTGTGGATTTGTCCTACAGGACCAGACATTGGTTGTACACCTACGATCTCATTCGCGATCACAGTTGGCATAACCCTTCTGATTACTGGAAGAATAACCCTGTTTAACGTAGCAACGTTACCAGCAGATGTCGCACCTGCAGTGGCTTGCTCAGACAAATATCTTTTTGTGTTTTCTAACACAACGTCCATTGTCTTTTTCTTGTTGCCTGCTAAACCTTCAGTTAATGCGGCTTTTGTTTCGCCCCATTTTGATTCAAATAATTCACTCATTATTCGTTTCCCCTTTAGTTTGTTATATACCCGCTAATTTACGGATACTGTTTATATCAGCATCTCCTCTAGTCTGTCTGACATCCGCTTTGTCGCCTGAAGACTCAGAAATAATTTTCTTTGCCTGTGCAACTGGTTTGTCATCCATAACTGCTGGAAGATACTTGTCGTATGCAGATTTAAGTTTCCCTGTTTGAACTGATTCTAACAGTTGAGACATTACTTCTGCTTTTTCCTTACTTAGAGGTCTAAGTAAAGAACCCATCGTTTCATTGCGTTCCATCAAATCATTAGTTCTTGCAATCTCTTGCTCTTTTGATTCAATCACCGCGTTCTTTTCTTCGATGGCTTTCTCTGCGTCTTTAAGTTTCAAAGTGCTTTCGTCAACAACTTTCATGAGTTTAGACGTTTCCGACTTCTCATTCAAGTATGATGCTTGGTACTCTGAAGCAAACGCTTCGAATATTTTCTTACCAAAGTTAATTTCTCTAGCATTACCAATATCTTCTTTCAATTGATCAATTTCTTGACCTAATTTTTTGGTTACTGCAGATTCTACAACTTTAGCAGATCTCTTAATGAAAGTTTCTTTTAGTTTTGCCAATTGTGTTTTGGCTTCTTTCACTAGTTTTACTTTTGTTTCTACTACGCCTTTTTTGTCTTCATTAAATTCTTTAATTTCTTTAGCAAGTGCTCCTACTACGAACTCTTCTAATTTTTTAAAGTTTTCATGAACGCCTTGTCTATCAGCGTGTAACTCTTTTAACTCGTTAGTTAATTTGCTTAATACAAATTCTTCTAATTTGCCTGAGTGTTTGCCTACATTTTCTTTGTAAGCGATTTTTTCTTGTGCAAGTGACTTTCTGTCCTCTATAAATTTGCTAATCTCTTCAGATAACTTTGAAGTCATCATTGTATCGATTGCTTCGACCATGTTGTTTTTGTCATGCTCGTATCTTTTAGCAAATTCTTCTCTTAGTTCAGCAGTTACTTGATCTCTGTTTTCCTTAACTTTTGAGTTCCATGCTTCTTCGATTGAAACTTTTGTTTCTTCTCCAATAACACCTGACTCAACTAGTTTTGATATTGCGTCGATCATTATTTTAGTCCTTTTATTACGTTTTTAATAGCATCTTTTAGATACTTTTGTGCTTTTTTGTCATTTCTAACTTCAGCCGCCATGCCCATTGCTCTATTACCACCTCTTGTGTTCATCAAGTGTTCGTAAATTGGCGTTGGGTAAGCACCTGGTGCCGAAGGTTGGGCCACAACATCGACAGTGATGATTTCAAAGTCTGATACTTGACCACCGCCATATTCGGAAATGTTTCCACTTCCTCTAGACGATACACCAAGTTTCACACCTGATTCCAACATTGTACTGACAAGTTGGCCCATTGGAGTAGGTAAAATTTTCATCTTACCGTACCCATTTGGACCGTCCATCCACATTTCAGTAATCATGTGAGACACACGGTCTAAATTTATTTTAAGATCATCGGGGTGATCTACTTCTCCAAGAACTGAATAACCAGAACTGATTTGATCATTGAGTGTTTTCACTGCTGTTTGTATTTCATTTACAGGATATACTCTTTGATTAGCGTTCTTGATTCCACCTTGAATACAGATACCTTTCATGTACAAATCCTTGCCGTCTTTGCCTTCGTGCAAAACCTGTACTCTAGCCTGATCGTAGGTTAAATGTTCTCTTAGATATAGTGATGACATCCGATTCTCCTAAATGGTTGTCTCAAATCAACAGCAATTACTTGCCAGCGATTGGAGATTTTCCTGATTTATCTGAACCGTCAGCAGTCGCAGGTTTAACTTCTTTTTTATTCAAAGTACCCTTGTCCTTGCCGCCAGTGTTTTCAAAGTCAGCCATTTTTTCCGCTGTAGGTGCTGGTCTGCCTTTTTCGTCAGCGCCACCTTTTGCAATATTTGAACCTCTTGCTGTGTTCATATCTGCACCACCTGTTTGCGTCATTGGCGAAGCCTTTGCATCGCTGTGATCAGCGTTGTCAGCATTTTTTTGGATTTTGTATTCTTTTACTTCTTCCTTTTTCATGCCTTTGTCTTTATGCATTGCTTCCATTGATAAATCAGCGTTAGCATCAACAACTGGTTCTAAAGACTCATCTTTATCTTCTTCGTCTTTTTCCATATCGTCTTTGCCACCCATCATTTTTTCGAATTCTGCTTTAAGATCATCTAAAGCATCTTCTAAATCAGCCACTCTTTCTTCAGTGTCGCCTTCTTCACCGTCTGCATCCATGTCTTTTTCCATGTCATCAGCGGCACCTTCTGCTTCACCTGTTTCGTCTGCGGCGATATCCTTGACTAATTCGTCAGTTGCATCTCCACCTACTTCTTCGATTGACTCTTCTTCTTTAGTTTCTGCTTCGTCAGTTTTCTCGTCTTCGATTGCTACTTCTACGTCTTCACCTTCGTTTGCTTCTTCTGACTTAGATTCTTCAGTTTCTTTAACTGCTTCGTCTTTTGACGCTTCAGTTTCTTCTACTTTGGACTCTTCTTTAGTCTCAGTAGTTGTTTCGTCTGCTAATCCTTCGTAGATGTCTCTAGACTTTTCTACTACGATTTCATGAAATAACGCTTCCGCTTTTTCATTCTCTTCGTTTATTAGCAATTCTAATAATTGTTCAAATTTATTTGACATTGCACGTGCTCCTTTTTGGTTTGCAAGGTTTGTTTGCTTATAAGTGAAGTATTTACGTCAAACGGCAAAAAAAGCCGAGAAATTGGTGTAAAAGTTAGGTTTTTATGATTTCTCTAGGTGTAAATTATATATCTTGACAAATTCTTCAATATCTACGTGCTTAAAGTTTTTGGCAAATTCTAGATCATGAGGTTTGAAAGAGTTTTTTCCTATCACTCTCCTGAATTGTATTTTAGGATAATCTCTTAAGACTTTTTTGGTCTGGTTCATCCAGTTGCCGTAAAAAGTTGCTTCATCAATGGATCTTTTGTAGTTTCTGGTGTCTCCAAACATGTTGTTGAGTGAAAATCTATTGTTTTTGTGGTCTCTTGGTAGTCCTTGATAGTCAAAACCCAGTATATATATTGTGTCAAATCCTTTGTCTGCGGCCATTTTTAATGCAGTTGGTCCAGAACTCCAACCCAGGCTGGGTTTAAACCAATTGATATGATTACAAATGTTAGGTTTTTTGTCGTACTGATGATTGAAGTTTGACCATACCTGATGTTTTGCCGGATAATCAGATTCTCCAATTTCAAATATCATTT